GGATTGGTTCCGCACAATCTGAGGCGTCAGGCAATACCGCTGACCTTCAAAGCGCATTAAAGAAACAGTCAGAGGCACAGGACAAAGTCAATGAAGCCTATGACAAATGGAATGCTTTCCAAGACAAAGACAACATGGACGCACTTGTCGAAGCCCAGAAAGATTTGGCTGCAGCAACTCTTGACGTAGCAACAGCGCAAGCCAAACCAATGACATTCTTTGACACGCTAAAAATACAAGCCGACAAGGCTAAAACATTTGGTGAATTAGTTAGCAGACTTATGAGTGAGGGTCTGTCAGAAGAGGCCCTTTCACAAGTGTTGGCTGCTGGCGTAGATGGCGGCACTCTAATTGCTAAAGAAATCCTTGGCTCTGCAGATGGGGTGTTAAAGGCAAACGATTTAACTGCAAGCATGACAAAACTTGCTAAGGATATGGCTGACAAATCAGCAACAAAGTACTACCAAGCAGGTGTAGATTCAGCCACTCAGTTCCTTAAAGGCATTCAAGACACAATTAAAACAGTGGAAACTATTTTGTCTAATCCCAATTTGACTATGGGTGATGTTGCTTTGGCCGGTCTTATTGCTGGAGAAACACCAGCAGCAGCAGCACCAGACTTTAGTGCTATTAATCCGTTTGGCATTGACTTTTCAGGGTTCTCAGTTGGTGGTCTTGGAACACTAATGGCTGCCGGTGGGGTCGTTACTCGCGCCACAACAATTACTGCCGGTGAGGCCGGACCAGAGGCAATAATTCCCCTCAGCAAGATGGAAAGCATGGGCTTTGGCGGCGGCATGAACATCACAGTGCAAGCAGGAATCGTAAGTACTCCTGAGCAGGTGGGGCAGGAAATTATAACTGCAATTCTGAAAAGCCAGAGAAGGTCAGGTGCCGTTTTCGCGCCTGCCAGTGGTGTTGGTTACTAATGCCAGCACCAACAATTCAAGTCCTTGTCGGGTTCCAAAACACAGCAGGGTTTGGCCAAGCCTTCCAACTTGACGATGCCGTCTATGGATTGTTAAACACTGGAACTTTAGGTGGCCTTGAATACGCAAACCTTACAAGCCTAGTTGAGTCAGTAAATATCACCAGAGGCCGCTCACGCCAACTAGACCAATTCAATGCAGGCACAGCGACAGTTACTTTTAATAACTCAAGCCGCATACTTGACCCATTAAACACGTCAAGCATTTTTTATCCCTTTGTTTTGCCACGTTGCCCAATCATCATTCTGGCCAACAGCATCCCTATCTACACAGGACTAATTACAGACTGGAATCTTGACTACGACATTGCCAGCAACGGCGACAGAATGTACGCATCCTGTTCTGATTCTTTTACTGTGTTGGCTAACACAACCCTGACGGCTCACACTGTTACCGCAGAAACTACTAATGCTCGCATAAATACTGTCCTTGATTACACAGAAGTGCAATACCAGGGCGCTCGAAACATTGGCACTGGCTCATCTACCTTGGGGGCATCAGCCTCTTCGAGCAGTTTTAACATTGCCGACGGCACTAACTTGCTGACCTATTTACAACTGGTAAATACCAGCGAGCAGGGATATTTGTATGTTGCTGCTGACGGCACCCTAACCTTCAAGGGTAGGTCTAGTGTTTTAAACCCTGTGTCAGGGGCCACATTTAGTTACACAGGGTCAATTTCATATCAGACTTTGCTCAATTCCTATGGCGACGAATTGCTTTATAACTACATAGTCACCCAAAGCCCTGCCGGAGTTCAGCAAGTTGCCAACGACACGACCAGCATTGCTCAATACCAATCGCAAAGCCTTAACCTGACCAACCTGCTTAACAGCACAGTGGCTGAAGTGGCTGGCCTTGGCAATTACCTATTAGGCAAATATAAAAACCCAGTGCTGAGGTTTACCAATGTCTCAACACAAATGGCCGCTCTGTCAGAAGCCAATCAAAACATCTGTTTTAACCTTGACTTGACCAGTATTGCCACGGTCGTTAAGAACTTTACAACGGGCACTCCGGCCACAGAATCCCAGACCCTAATTGTGTCGGGAATTAGCCACAACATAACTCCTGGCTCACATATTTACAGTCTGCAATTTGAGTCCACAGACGGAAATCAGTATCTCACACTCGATGACAACATTTTCGGTACTCTTAGTACTACTAATCTTTTAAGTTTCTAAAGGAGACACAAAATGACAGTTAGCACCCCAACAACGTCTGGTCAGATTCTGACTTCGGCGTATTTGAATAACAACATAAACAGCGGATTGACATATATCAGCACCACAACTATTGGCTCTGGGGTTTCTACCGCTTCAGTCGCTGGTGCTTTTTCTTCCACTTATGACAATTACAGAATTATTATTCAAAACGTTACAGCGTCAAATGCCCACACAAGTTTCAACTTTCGACTTGGTTCAAGCACTGTCCGAACAGATTATATTTGGGGCAGCACCGTAATTCAAATGTCCACAGGCGCACTTACAGCAGAATCGGCAAACGGAACAGCAGCAGGGTTACGAATTGGTTACACCAATACAGTCCCTGTCAATTACAGTTTTGACCTGTTAAGTCCTTTTTTGGCAAACAGGGCAGAGTATTCCTCAGGGTGGGCAAATGGTGTTTACGTTGGTCATGCCTCAGGAATTGACAACACCGCAACCTCATACACCGACATCACAGTTTTGCCAAGTTCAGGGACAATCACAGGCGGAACAATAACCATCTACGGATACCGCAAGGCATAACCAATGAGCAACACAGAAAAACCAATCGGCACATTTCACAATCTTGAAACTGACGAAACAATTACACGGGAATTAACACCCGAAGAAATTGCTGGACTACCAAACGAGCCTTTACAACATGAAGAATAGCCTCATTCTATTGGTTATTTGCGCATCGCTTACCGCTTGCGCAGACCGTGAACGCCTTAACTGCCCACCAACCAAAAACAAAGCACTTTCGAGCGTTACTAACACCATCTCAGCCGACACAACCACAGCCCCCCGATACGCAACAGGAGCAAAATGCCGATGAAACCAGACAACAGACACAGCAATGAGGAAATCAAAGCCCGAATAGTGATGATTGTGGCCATTGGCCTGACGCTTTCATTTGTAGGTTCAGTGTTTACAATCCTCTACGGCCTGCTATTTGTGACTCAGCCTGAGAAGATGGCTGAACTAGACGCCGCTCAAATATCAGTGCTTTCATCTATGTTGCTTACATTGTCCGGTGGCCTAATTGGCCTACTGGCAGGCAATGGCCTTAAAGACAAACCGAAAGACCCACAATGAAAACCACCGTTTACACAGTCGGCGCTGTTACACCAGTGCTAATTCACAGCACCAGTTTCGGCAGCCAAACCATCTACATCCAAGCCACCACAAACGATGTTCACATCGGTGGTTCTAATGTGTCAGCCACCGACGGACTAGACGAACCTAAAAACGGATTTCAACAGATATTTATGGATGAACAAGAAACCCTTTACGCCATTGCCAGCACAGGAACGGCGACAGTCAAAGTGCTATCCCCATCTAACTCATGAGTGTGCCCAAGGTGTACCCATACAAAAAAATGGTTCTACCTGCTGAGGTTGCCAAAGTAGGCAACGGCAACTTGACGCCTGCAATGCTAAAAAAAGTTAAAACAGGTGGGCAAATGTGGACAGGGGCAGCCGCAGCGTTTAATAAACTTTACACCGATTGCTTTACTGCTGGTTTTAAGTTGCGCAATGTTGGCGATTACCGCCCTTTTGATGAACAGTTAGCCATGTTCATTGACCGTTACGCACTTAAAGACTCAGGCCGTAAGCCACAAGTAACGCGCAAATACCAAGACAAACTGTGGTACCTAAAAAAGGGCAAATCGCCTAGTGGTGTTCCTGGCACTTCTAACCATGGTTTTGGTCTGGCCATTGACGTTGGGTATGAAAAAGATGGTGCCCTTGTTTCTATGGGTGGCAAATGCTTCGATTGGATGTGTGCCAACGCTCCCAAGTATGGTTTTTATTTGCAAGGCTCAGACCCTAAGTCGCCTGAGTTTGAGGCATGGCACTGGCAATATGTGTGTGGCGATAAGCCACCTGTACTGCCGTAAAGGACTCCCAGCCACTGTTTGAGCGGTGCTGGGGCTAGGTGGGGGACAGTAGTTTGTTTCCATTGGCGAAATCCCCCACCGACTTCTCAAATTGTGTATAGTGATTCATAGCCACTCAAAGGGCTTTAACAAAGGAAACACAAAATGTCACGCATGAAGGATTACCTCTTAGAGGATTTACCACTGTTCAGGGCCACAGACCCAGATACATCACGCCAAATAAAGCCCATTAGGATTAACAGCCACCGCGGCATCCTCCTGGCTATCTACGCCGGCAACATAAGCGGCCTAACAGACGAAGAGGCAGCAGAAATAGCAGCATCACGAGGCCACGTTATAAACGGCTACTGGAAGCGCTGTGCAGATTTACGCAACCAAGGACTAATACACGATTTAGGCGTCCGTAAGACCCTCTCAACGGGCTCTCAGGGCATGGTATGTGCCGTCACGCGCTTTGGTCTTGACATTGCGACCGGCTGCTATGACTGACACACAGTTTATATACAGTTTCATAATGGGCTGGGTCTCCTGCTGGCTATGGCTTAAAATGATGGCCAACAGACCATGATTCCCACATGGGGGTACCGCCAGTTAGTCTCAAAGGACAAGTTATTGCTCGTCCAAATCTTCACGGATTTGGAAACAGGGGAACACCTGAGAACTACCGTCTCGCAACGTGCGTGGCCGTTCTTAGATTGGTCGCCGCCTATCGAAGTAGAAGAGAACTGAAACGCATCATGGCATTAGCCCTATTCGCTGTCCTATCCGTACCAGCCCACGCAAGTGCGGCCCCTAATTCATGCCCTAAATGGGAACCACTGCTTAGGAAACATTTTCCAGCCAAAGTTGTCCCTGTAATGAGCAAAATCGCTTATCGAGAAAGTCGCTGCACTGAACGTGCCCTTTCGCCAGTGCGCAAATCTACAGGCCGCCCAGATGTGGGTCTGCTACAGATTCAAGGCTCATGGGCTACCGTGACACGGGCTGTCTGTAAGAAACAAGATGTAGTCAAAGCACTGCTAAATGCAGAGTGCAATGTCAAGGTGGCCGGCTACTTATATCGCAATGGCGGCTTAGGTCACTGGCGAGCAACATCAGGAAAATAACAAAGGAAACAAATGGAAACATCTACAGGCGAACTAATTGCCAAACTAACCAATTTAAGCCACAATCTGGCTTTAGAACTACGCTTCAAAGAATCAAGCCTTGTACTAGAGGCTGTGGGTGCGCTTCATGCCATCCCATCGTTGGCCGAAAAGTTGCGAGATTCCTGGCACCCATCACTTAATACCAGTGGCCCTTCCAAAGGCTTTTCATATCTTTCGAGCGTTCAGTTGGCTGACGATGAATCTTGAGTACACCCACAACGATGACGTAGCAGACATGATTTACGCCAAAGAGCAGGAAATAAAATTCCTTAAAGAGGCACTGCTACGCATTGAGACAGAGTTAAACCGCATTACAAATGAGCACGCCCGTGGCCAGTTTTAATCTTGACGATTACGAGCCCGTTGCCAGTCGGGTATCTAAGTTCTATGACGCCCACCCTGACGGTCGCATCATCACAGACCTAGTGCATTACTTGTCAGACGTTGCAGTGTTTAAGGCAGAGATATGGGTAGGGGATGTTCTTGTGTCCACAGGCTGGGAAGAGGAGGTGCGTAATTCCTCGCACATAAATAAAACTTCTCACCTGGCTAACGCGGAAACAGGGGCTGTTGGTCGTGGACTCGCTAACTACAACCTTGCCGGCAGTGACCCTTCTAAGCGTCCAAGTAGGGAAGAGATGGGCAAAGTCCAGCGTATGAGCCCTAGTGGTGACGGCACTATTACAGAGAACAGCAACCTTGCCACTGAGAAACAGCAAAACATGATTAGGGCCGTCTGCAAATCCAGAGGGCTCGTGCCGCCGCACAACCTCCAAAGTTTTAGTCGTCGTGAGGCTTCGGCCTATATTGACACCCTTAAAAATGGTGAACAGCCGGCACCAACCTACGACTCAATAGAGGAACCGTTTTAAGTGTTAGACCTTTTCAGCCTCTTAATTATGCTTAGTGCAGTGTTCATGTGCGGCTTCATGCTGGGCAAAGACAAACGATGAACGACATAAGCGAACAGTCATTCTTGCAGCAAATAAAAGCGCTGGCCTACATCCATCATTGGACTGTCCATCACAGTCAGCCGTCAATGACCAAGACCGGCAGATACATCACTACTGGCAGCCCTGGATTCTTCGACTTAGTGCTTGCACATGAGCAGCGTGGTCTTATCTTTGCCGAACTAAAAACACGAACAGGCAAGGCCAGCGAGGCCCAACTAACTTGGATGCGTATAGTGCACCCTCATGCTGAGGTATATCTATGGCGGCCAGAGGACATGGACTTCATTACCAAGCGCTTAGCATCATGCTGATACTGGCCTGGTACGTCCTGCTACTGTCCATTGGCATTGCCATCATCCAAGGCATACGCAAGTAACTACCTCTTACAACTGAATACGACCAAGGGCCACATAGGGGATTGCACTCTGTTGGTATGCACACTACGGAAGTAGGGTCGAGCAGTGCGCCCCATTACCTGTGATGACTAACGTGAATGGCCGTGGGTGTCAGTCACTGTGCAGCGTTCCCTAACGACATAAAAGGCGATTGGTGTTCCACCCTAAACAGTCCGGCAGCCAACAGCACACTGCTGTGAAATGTGGGGGGCACAAACCCTAGACCTGAGTAGCACACAAGAGACCAACCGCAGCGAAGCAAGGGCGGTAGTAACATCAGGCTTATGACATCCCCATACAACGACCCCATCTACAAAGCAAACAGACGCCAGATACTAAGCGACGGCAAAGCAACCATCTGTGCCCTATGCGGCAAGCCAGGAGCCAACACAGCAGACCACATAGTCAGCCTCATGTTCGGAGGCGACAACAGTATTGACAACCTCCAACCTGCCCATCAGTCCTGCAACTCACGCAAAGGTGCAGCACAACAAAACAAACGAGCAGCCGCACAAAACATAAGCCGTACTCAGACTGAAACACCACCGAATACGCAAAAACCAGCAAAAAACAAAAACATGGATTTTTTTACGGAGAACCCACAAACCCCGACCCTTCAGATCGGAAGA